GTTTTGTTGTTATGGAAAACGGACATCCGCTGAAAGATACCAAACAAATTGATCCGCTTAGCATCCTACGCGCAATTGCGCGCATAACGGAGGTGATGTCACTTGAAGCTGCCTCTGGCGATGTCAATGTCGTGTGGTTGGCGGTCGAGTCTGGAGCAATTGTTAACGATGATTCGTTTTTTCAAGCATGCCGACACGGCCACACGGAAATTGTTCGTTTGCTCATCAATTTGCCGTTGGATCGAGGAGTGAATCCAGCAGTAAACAACAATGACGCACTTCGATGGGCGACTACAAACGGGCACACGGAAATTGTTCGTATGCTCCTTGATTTGCCGTTAGAACGTGGAGTGAATCCAGCAGCAAATGACAATATTGCACTTCGATGGGCAAGCGAACATGGATTTACGGAAATTGTTCGGCTGCTCCTGGATTTGCCGTTGGAAAGAGGGGTGAATCCAGCAGCATATGATAATTGGGCGCTTCAGTTGGCAAGCCAAAATGGCCATGTGGAAATTGTTCGAATGTTCCTTAATTTGCCGCTGGAACGCGGAGTTGATCCGGCTCCCGATGACAATCGCGCGCTTCGATTCGCATGTTATAACGGGCATACGGAAATTGTTCGTTTGCTCCTGAATTTGCCGTTGGAACGTGGAGTGAATCCAGCAGCACACGACAATGGAGCACTTCAATATGCATGTTCGCGCGGACGTACGGAAATTGTTCGTTTGCTACTCGAGCTATCGCCAGACCGAGGTGTTGATCCGTCTGCACGCGACAATGAAGCCCTTCTAAATGCAAACGAATACGGACACACGGAAATTGTTCGGTTGCTACTCGAGCTATCGCCAGACCGAGGCGTAAATCCAGCCGCACGCAATAATGAAGCACTTCGATATGCAATTAAAAACGGACCCACGGACATTGTTCGTTTGCTCCTCGATTTGCCACCGGAAAGAGGAGTGGATCCTTTGGTGCTTGGCAGGAATGTACTTCACGACCATTGGCAAACATGATGAAAGCGACAATTCCATGGTATCGCCACCTGTTGCAGTGAAAAGTTGATGACCCCCCCTCCAAGCGTTGTTTTGATGTTATGGAAAACGGACATCCGCTGAATATCTTGCGCGCAATTGCACGCATAACGGCGATACCGACCTTCGAATCTGCCTCTGGCGATGTCGATGCCGTATGGTTGGCGGTCGAGTCTGGGGAAACTGTTAATGACGATTTATTTATTCAAGCATGCTTTAGCGGTCATACGGAAATTGTCCGTTTACTCCTTGACTGTGGGGTTGCTGCCAATGACAATAACGCACTACAAATGGCATGCGAAAACGGACACACGGATATTGTTCAAATGCTTTTTAATTTACCGTTAGAAAGAGGCGTGAATCCTGCAGCAAACGACAATTCCATACTTATATCTGCATGTGGTTACGGTCGCACTGAAATTGTTCGTTTGCTTCTTGATTTGCCGTTGGAAAGAGGTGTTGATCCGGCGGTCAATGACAATTCCGCAATTCGCATCGCGTGTTACTGGGGGTGCACGAAAATTGTGCGTTTGCTCCTTGATTTAGAACGAGGTGTTGATCCAGCGGCCGACGACAATGCAGCACTTCGATTTGCATGTTCGCGCGGACATACAGAAATTGTGCGTATGCTCCTTGAGTTGCCACTGGGGCGTGGCGTGAATCCAGCAGCCGATAACAATTTCGCGCTTCGATTCGCATGTTATAACGGGCATACGGAAATTGTTCGTTTGCTCCTGAATTTGCCGTTGGAGCGTGGCGTGGATCCATCAGCAAATAACAATTCCGCATTTCGATGCGCAAGCAGAAACGGTCGCACAGAAGTTGTTCGTTTGCTCCTTGATTTGCCGCCGGAAAGATGTGTTGATCCTTTGGTGCTTGGCAACAATGTACTTTGAGCGATAAGGACATGCTGAAAGCAAAAATTCCATGGTATCGACACATGATTCAGTGAAAAGTTGACGACCCCTCCAAGCGTTGTTTTGTTGTCACGGATGTCCCACATTGTTCAGCGGATCAATCAAACTAATCCGCTTAAGATCTTGCGCGCAATTGCACGCATAACGGAGGTGCTGCCGCTCGAAGAAGCTGCCTCTGGCGATGTCGATGCCGTATGGTTGGCGGTCGAGTCTGGGGAAACTGTTATTGATGATTCGTTTATTCAAGCATGTGAACTTGGGCATGCGGAAATTGTCCGCTTGTTCCTCGATTTGCCGTTGGAACGTGGAGTTAATCCGGCTGCATCCAAGAATGCCGCACTTCGATGTGCATGTGAAAATGGGCACACGGAAATTGTGCGTTTGCTCCTTGAGCTACCGCCAGAACGAGGTGTCGATCCAAGTGCAAGAGACAATGAAGCGCTCATATATGCATGTTGCTCTGGGCACACAGAAATTGTCCGTATGCTCCTCGATTTGCCGTTAGAACGAGGTGTAACTGCAAATGACAATGTAGCACTTCGGTGTGCAAGCCGCAACGGTTGCACAGAAGTTGTACGGCCTCGATTTGCCGTTGGAAAGAGGTGTTCTGCCGATGACAATGGAGCACTCCGGCACGCAAGCGACCGTGGGCGCACGGACATTGTTCGTATGCTCCTTGATTTGCCGCCGGAAAGAGGTGTTGATCCAATGTACTGAAGAGATCGAAGAGATCGAAGAGATCGAAGAGCGCCTGTTTCCGCACATTCCTGCTCTCAAAAATTTTACACGCAAGCAATTGGGGGGCCGTTGTTGATATTTGGATTGTGTGGCTTGTAAGCAACAGCAATTGACAATTGACTCAACGGAAATGGTTCGAATGTTTTTGAAGCCCTGCTACGATGCTCGGTTTTACGGAAATCGTTCGTTTGCTTCTTGGATGACAATGGCGCACTTCAGTGTGCGAGGGCTATACGGAAATCTCCAATTTACAATTCAATATGAACATACGGAAATTGTTCGCACGCTCCTTGATTTGGAACGTGGAGTGAATGGCGCACTTCGATTAGCACACGTCCATACGGAAATTGTTCGCCCACTCCTTCATTTCATTGTTCTCGCTTGTCAGCCGCCTCATCAGTCTTCCAGCAAAAAATTAGACTGGACACATTGGACGGCGGCTGATCATTTGCCGTTGGAACGTAGATCCATTTGCAATTACGGATTTTAAACGGATTTACGGAAATTGTTCGTTTGTTCCTGCATTTGCCATTGGTAGCGGCTGCCAATGCAGCCCTTCAAGGTTCAAGTGACCGCGGGCACACAGGCCCCACGGTAGGTACTTTTTGCCTGTACTTTTTTGCCCGAATTGAGACCAAACGGATTTAAACCAGGGCCAAATCTCGGTACTTTTGTTTAAATCCGTTTGGTCTCAATTCGGGCAAAAAAGTACAGGCAAAAAGTACCTACCGTGGGGCCTGGATTTAAACAAAAGTACCGAGATTTGGCCCTGGCGGGCACACAGAAATTGTTCGTTTGCTCCTCGTTTTGCCATCTGAAAGAGGTCCTATGGTACAATGTCGAACTTTCTCTTGCAAATGAAAAGAAACACAGAAATTCAACAAATGCTTAAAGCGAAAATTCAGTGGTATCGTCACATGTTTCAGTGAATTTGATGGCAAAATGACGCATTTAAAATCAAGCGGGGGGCGAAAAGTTGACCATCCCCCGTTGACCACCCCCCATGTACTCATCTTGTGGACATGCAACCGGTACAAGAAAAAGAGTGCGTTCCGTTTCTACGGATACTTCGCACAATCGCGCAAACGACAACGACATCCTCGATTGAAGGTGCGATACGCGATAATAATGTTGATTTGGTAATGTTGCTTGTACTACGTGAAGAAAGTGTTGATGGAGGTTGCTTCGTTCTCGCGTGTGAGGACGGGCACACCGACATTGTTCGTTTGCTTCTTGAGCTACCCCGTGGAGTGGATCCAGGTGCATATGAAAATATTGCACTTAAGGCAGCAAGTGACCGCGGACACACGGAAATTGTTCGTATGCTCCTGGCGCTACCACCAGAAAGAGGTGTGGACCCAACTGCAGACGGCAATTGCTCAATTAAACTTGCAAGCGAACAAGGGCATACTGGAGTTGTTCGTTTGTTTCTTGATTTGCCCCGTGGAGTGGATTCAGCGGATTTGGGTAGCACGCTTCGAATTGCGTGTGAACGCGGACATACGGAAATTGTCCGTTTGATACTTGATTTGGAACGCGGGCCCATTGACAATGCGGCGCTTGTGCATGCTTGTTCGCGCGGACATACAGAAATTGTTCGGTTGCTCCTTGCACTGCCGTTGGAGCGTGGCGTAAATCCAGCAGCATTTAACAATGCAGCACTTCGACTTGCGAGCTTTAAGGGCCACACGGAAATTGTTCGTTTGCTCCTTGATTTGCCACTGGGACGTGGCGTAAATCCAGCTGCACTTAACAATGTAACACTTCAGTATGCATGTCGTAAGGAACACACGAAAATTGTGCGTTTGCTCCTTGATTTGCCACCGGAAAGAGGTGTGGATCCTACGGCGGTATTTGGCAATGCTGTTTTTTCTCTTGCAAATACGAAAAGAACCATAGAAATTCAACAAATGCTGAAAGCGAAAATTCCTTGGTATCGTCGCATGTTTCGGTGAAAAACGTGCATCGAATTCGGCAATGTAACTTTTTTTTCGCTGAACACCCCCATAGGTCCGAGATGGTAGCTGCTTTTTAGTCTTCCAAACCTGACAAAGTTTGAAACGCACGTAGCAATTAAACACGTCAACATGAATTTCCGACGGAGGACGTTTTTTGATGGCAAAATGGCGCTGTAGCGGAAGATAAAAATTTGACAACCCCCCAATGTACTCTCACCTTGCGGACATGCAACCGGTACATGAAAACAACGGCTTAATGCCATTGCGGATTCTTCGCACAATCGCGCAAACGATAACGACATCCTCGATTGAAGGTGCGATACGCGATAATAATGTTGGTGTGGTTATGTTGCTTTTACTTGAAACGAATGTGGAAAACGATGATTTCATTTTCGCATGTGTACACGGGTGCACCGACATTGTCCGTTTGCTTCTGGAGCCAGACCGAGGCGTGGATCCAGGTGCATATGAAAATGTTGCACTTAAGGCAGCAAGTGACCGCGGACACACGGAAATTGTTCGTATGCTCCTCGATTTGCCATTGGAAAGAGGTGTTGATCCAGCCGCAGCAGACAGTGATGCACTACGGCTCGCAAGCGCAAATGGGCGAACGGAAATTGTTCGTTTGCTCCTTGATTTGCCGTTGGAGAGGGGAGTGAGGCCAAATGCACGCGACAATGAATCACTCCTTAGTGCGTGTAGCAACGGACACACGGAAATTGTTCGTTTGCTTCTTGATTTGCCGTTGGAGCGTGGCGTGGATCCGGCTTCAAACGACAATGCGGCGATAGTTTCGGCATGTGCACGCGGACGAACTGAAATTATCCGTATGCTTCTTGAATTGCCGTTGGAAAGAGGAGTTGATCCGTCCAACGCGTACGTGATTCGACATGCAGTTGACTATGGGAGCACCGAAATTGTCCGTATGCTTCTTGAGTTGCCGTTGGAGAGAGGAGTTAATCCTGCTGCACGATACAATGGGGCAATAATTTCGGCATGTGAATACGGACACACGGAAATTGTTCGTTTGCTCCTCGATTTGCCGTTGGAAAGAGGTGTTGATCCAGCCGCAGCAGACAGTGATGCACTACGGCTCGCAAGCGCAAATGGGCGAACGGAAATTGTTCGTTTGCTCGTCGGTTTGCCGTTGGAAAGAGGCGTGAATCCAGCTGCAAATGACAATGCAGCATTTAGAATTGCAAGCGAAAACGGACACACAAACATTGTTCGTTTGCTCCGTGATTTGCCGTCGGAAAGAGGTGTCGCTGCAGGTTTTCGAGTTGCGTTGGGGAATTAATTTGAAAACTGCGTCAAAACCATCGCTAATGCTCGGTTTTAAACAATGTTTCGTTCCATTGGCGGTGAAATTGTTCGTCTGCTTTTGGATTGAAAACAGGAGTGTACGCACTTCAACGCGGATTTACGGAAATCGTCTGTGTGCTCCTTGACCGTCGGATCGCAAGGGCCATACGGAAATTGTTCGTATGCTCATTTATTTAAAAATGCAAATGACAATTCTGCCAATGACACCCTTCAAGATGCATGCTTTTACACATAAATTGTTCGTTGAGCCAGAAAAGCGCCTTGATTTACCGTTGGAAAGACACCGCGGCTTACGCACTTCGATATGCAACACGGAAATCGTCCGTTTGATCCTTGATAAGAGGTCTGACTGCAATATGTGTCTCTTTATTTGCGTGCAGACGTTTTTTTGTCGCAAGAACGCCCGAATTGAACGTATTGCGTCAATATCAAATTTTTCTAAGTTTACACGTAGACAAATTTGCTACAGAGCATCAGGGCTTTTTCGCAAAAAAGCTAAAGAGCACATTGCTCAGGGCTTTCGCAAAAAACCACACACACTCGCGGTATCCGCATTTGTTATACGGCGAACTTCACGACCGTTTGCAAACACGATGAATGTTGGCACAGACCGCACATCGCATTCACCTGCAGTCCGGGGATTACGACCCACATCACACACGAACATTCGTAATCCTGCGGCTGTAGCGGCCGTTTGCAGTGCACCGGCATCCATCCGTTTGCACGGCATACACCACGATGCACTAAACCACACGACACATGTGCCAGATTCAAGAGCCGCCTCAAATGCTTCGTGATTTTGAAGTGTTGTTGTCATTTTGTCTAATCATGCACAACAGAATCAATGAATGCTTTGAGCGCACCACCAACAATAATTGCAGCCGTTACCGCGCCAAGGATTGCACCTTCTGTCGTTGTGTCATTACGACCAGCACCCGTTTGATGTCCTTGAATTGCACCTTGAAGTGCCGTTTGAAGCCCGCCTTGCAATGCGCCTTGAGCACCCTGAACTGCATTCTGAACGGCGCCCTGAACCGTGTGTTGCAATGCGCCTTGAGCACCCTGAACTGCCGTTTGAAGCCCGCTTTGCAATGCGCCCTGAGCACCCTGAACTGCCGTTTGAAGCCCGCCTTGCAATGCGCCTTGAGCACCCTGAACTACATTCTGAACGGCGCCTTGAGCGCCCTGAAGTACAGTTTGAAGTCCACCTTGAACCTGTACCGCCTGATCCACAACACCCGATAAGGGACCCGATAAGGGACCCAAAGCACCTTTCAGCTGTTCTGCCCCCACTTCAAGCGTCCCTTTTGCAACAAGCCCCTGAAATGCCGCCGTTGCTGCTGCGTGATTCGACGGGTGTTCCTCATTCGCCTTGTGTGCCGCTTCAGCCGTCATCATGCTCATTTCCAATGCAAGTTTAGCCGCTTTTACCGACAACATCGGCAAACTGAGAATCGCCGACAGCACACTTCCAGACACAACATTACCTAACAGCAACGACAGCATCCACGTACTGGGCTCAATTGGTTTTTGCGCGTCGTCTTTTCCTTGTTCTTTCTCTTTTTGGTGTTTGGGCTTCTTCTCGTCGCTCATGAAGCGAATCGCAAATTCAGATTGCAATTCCTCCGGCTCAACGGCTCCGTATCCAAACTCGCGACTTACACGCTTCTGTGTGAATTTACCGATTCCCGGAGTCCATCCATTAAAGTAATTCAGAAATTGTTGCGTGGGTTCATCGACTTTAATACCCTGATTGAACATACGGGCTGGATTGACAATTGTAGCAGACACCGCCGCCCACCACGGAATGCCCACAAACGCACCGTAAATGGCCAACGGAACTGCCAAAAATATCGCGCCAATTATTGTTCCCGTGGATGGCGCATTCAAACACGCCAGAAATCCAGAACCAAACGCCAAAAACATCAAAAAATCCACCAATTTTCGTATAAACAGTGCGGGTTTACCCATGAGTGCATCAATGCCCGTAAATCCAAACAACGTAAATACCGACCACATTCCGAAATCTTTGGGTTGGGCATAATGTGTCGATGTGTCCGTTATTTGCCCTTGCCCGATGCCAGTCCGCATGTCAAACGGAAGATTCATGCCATATGTCACGACACGGTCTCCTTCCGTCCACAATTGTGCAATGTCCCAAATATACCAGAGCCCCGCCACCAGCGCACCGAGTTTGTAGGGTCCGGGAGCCAACAGCGAACCAATGAGTGCAATCATCGCGCCGAGTTTGAGCACACCCGTAATTGGACTTCGCAAATACAAGTGATCCAAACCGAAACATGCTAAAATCCGTAAGAATCCGAGTGTTTTGTCGGGGCGTGGCACGTATGCACCTTCACCGTCGCGGGGCGCCCATGTAGCTGCTGAACTAATGTGCTTGGATAATGGATACCGACCACGCACGGTTTCATTGAATACATCTGCCATTCTCTGTTCTTAGAAGGGCGAAAGGATCACCTACGCAATAAACGCCAATCCAGCAAGACCGCCTTGAATCAACAGCACGTTATAGTTCAGCGCAAACACCGAGACACGTCGTTCACTTCTCAATTGTGCCGGCGGATATGCGAGCGCCAATTGAATGTCATTGATTTTGCTGCAATTTATGGAACCCGACGGTTGTTCGTCCTCGGGGTGCAAACTGAAACTGTAGGTGTACACGTATGCAGGAATTGCCGTATGATACTGGTACGGTTGCGTGATTCTGAAATACTGCGCATTTCGCCGCTGAAAGCGCTCTTGTCCATCGAGGCGGATGACGGCTGAATCCAGCAAATCGGTTTCAACGACGCCCACTTCACCTCCGTCGGACTGCAACGTGTTTGAGTAATTGAACCACTCCCGCGCTGCTTGGATTCGCTCTTGCTGAATGACCCAAATGAATTCCTTGCAACAGTGGTTAAAATGCAATGCAATATTGCTGCGATTAACACCAATTGCCACCGTTTCCGGCGGTGTGATTTGGAGTTGGTCGATAAGGTATGCGTGATTGAGCGTTTTGAAGACGGATTGTTGTTCTTTATCCAAAAACACGTAATCGCCGAACAATTGAATGCGCAGAGGTGCAACGGGTGTACGTGTCGGGCATTCGCCGGGGACCATGGGGGCCCACCAAAGCTCGCTGAATGGGCGAAGTTTAATGTGGATCCGAACAGTACTGCGGGACAGCGAAATGAGTGGCAATGCTGCTCCGATTGAATTGCAAAACCAGAATCGCAGCGGGATACTCAGACGTACAGGGGCAGACGGGTCGAAAATGGAGGGTGGCGGTGGAAATACCTCCCAGTGACCAATCATCTCATTGAAGCCGCTCCGTTTGTCCAACGGGGTTGTCAGTTCGCTCCAAATGTGAAGCCATTCGCCGGTGTGTTTGTCGATTTCGATGTCCTTGATTTCGATGCTGATTTCCTCGATCATGACGTGGCCGATGTCGTTCACCCAGTACGCGGGCCCCCAGACAGGATCCGTTGGAAGCGGTGGCAAATCCACCTCGAGAAACAGTTTGGATACCAAGTCGCCCTTGTGTGGAATTATGGCCGTAATACGTTGTCCAAAATGGGGCGTTCCGTCGAATTCGATTGGTATGGACTCGATTGCGTAGTTGGTGTAGCGACGGAAAACGTGGCGGAAAAAATTCACTTGTGGTGTTCCCGTCAAATATGAGTCTTGCTTTCCGCGAGCGACGAGTTGTAAAAGCGTGGACGATGGCATTCTCTATTAGTTCGGCGTCCTTCGAGACACGGGCGTATGGACGTGATTATCCATCGCTGATAAGAAACCGAAAGACGACGGTAGAAAGGATGTCAGCGCTACGTTCTTCGCGCACATTTTCAGGAGTACAATTGTCGGATTTACGATTTAAGCGTAACAGTGTGCCCGTAGGTGGCGGTTTGCTCTCAATTACTGAATCGGGCGAAGCTGTGATTGGGGGCCCAGCTGTGTTGTCTTCGCTGTATGTGACTGGACTTGCAACATTTGGTAGTACAGCAGTGTTTTTGGGGTCGTCGGTATTTACGAGGCCGTCTGAATTCAGTGGTCCAACGACATTTGGTGTTACAGCGACATTTTTGGATGACATTGTTGCACCGTCTGTGCAGTTGATGAACATTCGTTCGGCGGATCCAACGATTCCTCCATTTGGAGAGCTGACATACGATGGCTCGGGTCTACTATTGAATGGTGTTGAAGTCGGAAGCGGAAGCGGAGGCGACATTGTTGCAGATTCCTTGGATGTTACAGGCTCAGCTGTGTTTCAGGGTTCGGCTGTATTTACGGACATGACTGCATTCAATGGTCCGTCGACGTTTGCGGATACGGCAACATTCGGTGGTCCTGCGTCGTTTGGAAATGCGGCGACATTCGCGTGCCCGACGTTGTTTGGCGTTACAGCGACATTTTTGCAGGACATTGTTGCTCCGTCTGTACAGCTGACAGACGGAACTGGGTCGGTTGGAGAACTGACATACAACGGTTCCGATTTGTTGCTGAATGGTGCTACAATTGGAAACGGAAGTGGTGGAGATATTATTGCAAACATGCTAACTGTAAATGATGCAGCGGTGTTTAGTGGGACCGCAGCATTTGGCGTTACAGCTACATTTGCGAGTGATATTGTTGTTCCGTCGGTGCAGCTGAGAAACGGAAGTTCCGTTGGAGCGCTGACGTACGATGGTTCTGGTCTATTATTGAACGGTGTTGAAGTTGGAAGCGGAAGTGGAGGAGATATTGTGGCAACATCGTTGGACGTGAGTGGTGCATCGGTTTTTCAGGGTTCCGCGACGTTTGGGAACGCTGCAGTGTTTACGGACATGGCGGCATTTAATGGTCCATCGACGTTTGCTGATACGGCAACATTCGGTGGTCCTGCATCGTTTGGAAATGCTGCAACATTCGCGTGCCCGACGTTGTTTAATGATACGGTGACATTTTTGGATGACGTTATTGCTCCGTCGGTGCAGCTTACAGACAGTTGTGGATCGGTTGGAGCGCTGACGTTTAATGGCACTGATTTGTTGTTGAACGGAACCACAATTGGAAACGGAAGTGGTGGAGACATTGTGGCAAATTCGTTGGACGTGAGTGGCACATCGGTGTTTCAGGGGTTGGCAACGTTTGGCGTTACAGCTACATTTGCGCAAGATATTGTTGTTTCGTCTGTTCATTTGACTAGCGGGAATGCAGATGGAGTGCTGACATACGATGGTTCTGGTCTACTATTGAATGGTATTGAAGTTGGAAGCGGAGGTGGAAGTGGAGGAGATATTGTTGCGGCATCGTTGGATGTGAGTGGCACATCGGTGTTTCAGGGTTCCGCGACGTTTGAGAGCGCTGCTGTATTTATGGACATGACTGCATTTAATGGTCCATCGACGTTTGCTGATACGGCAACATTCGGTGGTCCTGCGTCGTTTGGAAATGCGGCGACATTTGCGTGCCCGACGATGTTTAATGTTACGTCGACATTTTTGCAGGACATTGTTGCGCCGTCTGTACAGCTAACAGACGGAAGTGGTTCCGTTGGAGCGCTGACATACGATGGTTCTGGTCTACTGTTGAATGGTGTTGAAATTGGAGCTATAGGGCCACAAGGACCTATAGGACCACAAGGGACCGATGGTAGTGGTTCTGCAATAAATTGGAGTACTTTTAACGCAAGTTCCAATGTTGATTTATCTGGCTATTCGATTGTTTCATCTGGCGACATTGGTATTTATGCGACGGGTGGAGCCGTTTTGATTTCGGGTGCGAACGTTACTCTCGATTCAAGCGGTAATTTTACGGTGCCTGGAACAATACGCGCGGGTAGTAGTAATTTGCCGATAATTGATGTTACACCTGGTGGTCCAAAACCAATTACAGTTCCTACGGTCAATTCGATTTTTAATTACACGATTTCAGCTGGTGGAGGGGGCGGGGGCGGTTCATTCATTCCTGCGGGTACAGGTGATGGCGGGGGCGGGGGCGGAGGCGGTTCAGGGCAAATAATTACGGGCTCAATATTTTGTCTTGCAAACGCAATAAGGATTTCATATACGCTTGGCAGTGGTGGTGCAGGTGGTGCAGGTTATTTTAATGATGCGAGTAATGGTGCTGATGGTCAAGATTCAATATTAATAATGAATACGGTCATTGAGATTCGTGCGAGTGGAGGGAAAGGGGGGCAAGGAGGAAATGATGGGGCGGGGGGTGATGGAGGGGACGGGTATTTTGGCGGAGGAGGAGCGCAAGGAACTCAGACAGATGGAAGTGGTGGAAATGGCGCGCTCGGTGATGGTGGTGATGGGGGTGATGGGGGTGGGGGAGCAGGTGCAAACAATCCATTTCCGAATGCATTAAGTCAAACGGGTTCATGGATGGGTGGAAATGGCGGAGGATCAGGAGGTTCATTTGCGACTGGTAGCTCGGCTTCAAATCCAATTTCAGGAAGCTTAGGTGGTGGTGGCGGTGGTGGTGGCGGTCGTGGTTGGGGTAGTAATCAATCACCTGCGTATTTTCAAAACGGAGGCGATGGGGGTAACGGGTTCATTAGTTATTTTTTTACGATTGTTTGAAATTTGTCAAAATAATGTCCGTTTTTCAACTGTATGAAACCACATGAATTGCAGTGTAGTAAAATGATTTTTTTAATAAAAACACATTTTGATACGCCCATGAGATCTCCCGGAGTCCAGCAAACTCCGTTGGTCGCGGTTGTTACCAATAAAACACCCGTAAATGATAGACAAATGACTCAGCCAGGGAGTTTTTCGACATTAAATGTTTCAGGTGCTGCGACATTTGCGGGTGTGACATTTGGTAATGCGTTAACGGGAAATTTACTGACAGTGGGGGGTACGTTAGAAGTTAATTGTCCAGCGAATTTTACTAATGGCCTAATAACATTTGGTACAGGTGCAAGTATTGCATCAATTCCAACAAGGTCCGTAGTTCTGACGGACCCGAGTGGTAACGGAACACTTACGTATACCGATGCGTCAGGGTTATTGGTGAATGGCGATCCTGTGGGTGGCGGAGGCTCAGGAGGGATTACGGAAATTAAATCGAGTAATGGTTCGGGAATTTCAGTAGAAACAACACAAGGTGGACATGTTTCTTTATCTTCAGATTTGGTTGCTGGTCCCGGTATTATCTTTGCTTCATCTGACAGTAATACGAACAAAACAATTTCATCAAATCTGGTTGCTGGTGTCGGTATTAGCATTGTAGATGGTTCCGGTGATACTAGCAAATTAATTACATCAAATTTGACCGCGGGCCAAGGAATTGCGGTAGATTTTTCGGGTTTAGATATGACAATTCGTTCAAATCTTGAAGCGGGCCCTGGAATCTCGTTAGATGTTTCGGGCGCGGCTTGGAGGATTAGTGCAAATGGCAGCGGTTCCGCGAGTGGTTGGAGTACTTTTAAAGCAATTCAAGCCGTTGACTTGTCTGGCAATTCAATTGTCTCGTCAGGTGATATTGCGATAGATGCATCTGGTGGTATTGCAATGGACGCATCCGGTGCGTCGATGTCGTTGGGAACGGATGGTTTGGGTTCGGTTGTTTTAGACGCTTCAGGATCCATAACAATTATGGGAACCGCTCCAATTGGCGAGCAAGCAATCACGCTGGATGCTGGGGGTGGGGGGATGACTGTCGAAAATTGCAATTCTGCGCTTGTTCAGGTAACGCCATCATCGTTTCTCTATGTTACATCTGTAGAAGCAACCCTTGAATCGAATACTATTAACATTACATCGGGATCAGGAGCTGTTACAATCGATGCGTCAGGAAATTCAGCGACTGTTCAGTCGACGTCATCATCGTTTCTCTATGTTACATCTGTAGAAGCAACCCTTAAATCGAATACTATTAACATTACATCGGGATCAGGAGATGTTACAATCGATGCGTCAGGTGGAGATGTTGATATTTCAGGAAATTCTGTTAGTCTTTCTGCATCAACGTCAGCGTCAATTCAAAGTGCTAACATTGGCATCAATTCATCGAGCGATTTGAATATTGATGCATCCGCAAACCTTTTTATTAATTCAGAAATTGGCACAGTGGGTGTAACGGGTGCAGGTGTTTCAATTCGCGTGTTAGAGAGTGAGATTGAGAAATGTAAAATTGCGATGGACGCGTCTGGTGGCTTCCTTGCTGGCGGTGACACTTACACGCAAATCCAGGCCCCAGATTACACGCCAGGTACAGGGACATTTGACCCCAGCGGAAATAATGCGCCTGTAGCACGTGGTCCAACAACCAACTATGCAGTAAACCTTGCATCGCGCGCTGCGACCTCAACCGGAACCCAGCAAGTTGCATGGCAAATTAATGATTTCGTCACTGACGTTGTAGGCGGTGTAGGGTATACCTCCAACACGTGGTGGCCCATCAAGATTGGCGGTATTGACTACCTCATCCCGCTGGTTCCCGCCTCGGCCGTTACACTTTTTTAGGCCACGCGTTTCTCTGCTATTGCGTTAGCGATATCCCGTGCCGCAAAAAAATCACTCGAAATGTCAATGATTCATTACAAATGATGTAAATAACATCTAAAAACATTGCATCGCTCGTTCACCCGCTCGCATACGCCACTGTCATTTCCCGCGCGCGAACATCATACGCCGCGCGATTTTTCACATATTGTTCCGCAATCTCTGGCATGAGCGGGTCAGACGGGTTCGGATCCGTAAGCAAACTCAGAATGCTGAGCAGAACTTTGGACGCATTGAGCGCAGGACTCCACTGCGATTTGAGAATGTCCAGACAGATGCCCCCCGCCTTGTTGATGTTTGGGTGATAAATCGGTGTTCGGAAAACAACATTGGGAGGTTTGAATGGATAATCGGATGGAAAATTGATTGTCAATTCAAATAGACCGCCATGAAACGGCGACTCTGCGGGTCCTTGAATGGTTGCATTCCAAATGTAAAAATCCGTTTCAGACGCTGGACCTGCGGAACAACCGGCAGGCGGGTCACGCTGAAGATCGGCAAGTTCGCGTTGTAGGCGTTTGAGAGACATCTTATGCACCCTTTTAACGACGTCACTTCATTGTCAATTTTGGAGCCACGGTAAAGCCAAGTCTTAAAACCGACATTCTTGCGTAGAAGGAGGACGAAAACCATTGCATGCGATTAATCCGATGCCGTTTGCGCATAAAGCAATAAGCGAGCTCTGGAGATGAGAATAGACGACACATGTCTATATTGTTGCGCTTAACTGCAACACAAATTACATGTGGTGGAAGCGTAAACATGGAAACAGGAGCGTTAGCAATTTTTTAAAAACACCTTAACAGTTTATTTTTAATTTCAAGGCTGCGCACATGTGGAAACATCAATTCGACCAACGGTGTAAACCCTTTTTCGTACAAGAATCCGACTGTAACCCGCGTTTAATTAAAAGTCGAACAGCAATACGATTATGTTCGCATGCATCAATAAGACCACAATGACAATAATTCGTACCTCTACATGGATTTAGGCGAATACGGTCAAGAAACATTTTTAAAAACCGAGCGCCAGCGAGGTTTTTTGAAGAGCATTAGCGGGTTTTTACAAGTTTAACGTTACCGACGCGGCATTAAATGCACGATTCATTGTGAATTCCTCAATTGTCGCAGTTTTAAGAATTAATCGCACAATTTCACATAATCCTTGCTCGCTACAATATTTTGTTGAATTAACGCTCGTACTAATGCAAAGGACTTTTTCTCGACAGCCCATGTTAGCATGGATGGAGTTTTCTGAATAAGTGCTAAAATAACATGAATTTTATTGTTCGCTGCAATTATTGCGTCATACACGATGGAATGAAAGCATTTCTTGAACAACGTCGAGGTGTCCACACTTTGCTGCTATCCATTGAGCACATGCAAATTGAATCGTGATAGTTTTGTTAAGTATGCGTACAACATCAATAAATCCATTACAGTGTGGTACGAGCAATTCGGCACATGTTTCAGTGAAAACATGAGCGCGGATGTTGCAGGTTTCATTGCAGGTTTCATTGCAGGTTTCATTGCAGGTTTCATTGCAGGTTTCATTGCAGGTTTCATTGCAGGTTCCAATGATAATTTGAATGCAATGAGCTCTGTATGTCCGTAATAGGCCGCACGTTCCAACGCATCTTCGGAATTGATTGTTTGAATTGCAGCGAGAATTCCGCGGTCCATTTAGATACTTCTGCGCCCAAATCTAATTCCACCGCATCCAGTGCTTGAATTGCGCGTGCGTGCATTGCTTCTGCAAATTCGCGGTAGTCTGTAATACTTGCGAGTGCGTGTCGTCGATTAGCGCGTAGATTTCTGCACTCATGCAGTCATGCAGGAGTCCTTCTTACTATCGTCAACTTTTGGTGTTCATCCGTATGGTTCGTTGATGTGCGCTCAAAATCTGCTCTATCCTTTTCAGACATTCTGATCCGTTTGTCCTAATCAAAAAATTCCTTTAGCACTTATCAATGCCGTTAAAGTTACAACAAATGCGCATTACGGATTAACACAGCCCACGTTACCAATCCGTTGCAAACCTATCCTCGAGCGAGTGCAATTCACGGAAAATCTGTTGAAAACGCACAGCGTCAGCATCTTGCTCTGCAGCAATTGCATTAGAATAAATGTTCGCATAACGAATCTTAATTTTCTCCTTTTCGCCTGAAATGATGAAAAGATCGCCTCGCGGGTCATGGTCACCCCAAAGCGGGAATATCGGAGAATCATCTGTACCAATATTTGTCATATATGGCACGAAAACGTCCGGAATTGTTTCAATAAATAATTGGCCTTTTGCACCCGAACTCATTTTTGGACCCAATTCCTTGAACAATGCAATCGCATTCTTATCTTGCCGTAAGTCGTTATCATACATAGAAATGGATGGGTGTCGTAACTTCAACGTGTTGATAAATCGTTCTGAAAAAATCTCACTTCCACGTCCACATGCATTGACGGATTCCACCTTAGAATTTACAAGAAGAATTTCGAGCATCTGGTTGTTGATTGGGTCATGTTGTTCGCCCCGTCAATTTTCTCGGGTCCAACGAACGGGAGATTTTAGCAGAAGAAATGCGCAAAGATTCAACATCAAAATGAATCAACAAAAAGGTAAAGTTAACATCACTTTTTTGTTGAAAACGGCTCAATTAGGTGAATTAATATTCTGTTTCCACCAATTCGCCTTGCGCCGTGTGAGCGACCGCCCACGGACAGCAGCCGTTCGTTTGCGTGAGGCAGGCGCACCGCATGTTTCCGCGTAATGCGCGTGAGTTTGAGAACATTATGATACATGTGTGCAAAAACCTTGGGAACAACGGGGCCGTCATAATACCGAATCCCATGCCGTGTGTTAACGACGCGAATATTCGGCACATTCACAGTCTTGTTTCTGCGCGAATAGTGCTTGCGAACACGGGGTGTCCGTTTGAATTGCACGTGCAATGACGGCTTGCGAAGACATTCCTACATTCCGCATTGTTTTTACGGCAATTGTCCAGCCCACCCGTCGGCCATATCAACGGCAATTAAATCCGGACTCAAACGGTAATCAAACCCGCGAAACCATGCAATCCCTCCAGTCCATTGCTGCAATCCAATGAGTGCATCACATCCAATGCGAATTTGTTCTAAAAGCAAATTGGGATCAAACGGCGCTGTAAGCAATGCTCGTCCCGCTTGAACTCCGTTGACAAAGACCGTTAGCCCGCGGAAATCATCGTCCCACACGAACGCGTAATGAAACCATGTGCGATTTTGAATGCTTACGGTTGATCCACTTAATGCATTATAAAACTCATTGTTCGCGGTCGTCGTTGTAGTTCTGTACATTGGCCCTGACCCCCACGGGTACATTTGCGCTCCATTGCTCATTATCGCAAAATGATTGATTTTGTTTGAGTCTACTTGTTCAGGTGGCTGTCCTCGCCGAGGATATCCCGTTGTAACCGATTCCGGCCAATTGTACACACTGAAAACCGCAGGTGTTGTTGAGGATGGATCCGTAACAGACGTATCAATTCGCAAGCGCATCGTGAAGGACTTGAATGCCCACAAACGCAACCCTTGATTAAAGCCGGGTCCAAAATTCGCGAGACACTTGCCAGGACCATCCACAATCATGCAGGGTTGTCCATCCAACGTTCCAATAGCAGCCGTTAGTACCCAGTTTTGGAAAATACCGCCAGAATCCTGCACTTGCCGGCCGCTAGAAGCCCACGTATGAAACGGCAAATCCAACAGCGGACGACGGCGATCCTGTGGAAGCATGAGCTGTGCAGCGGGCCCCCACGAACCCGTGCCAATTCGATAACTGAACATAAACGTCCAATTCGATGAACCGTTGGCAACATCTATTACAAACGGGTAGGGTGTGCCAGGCGTCAAATCCACCGGTGGACCAACTTGTTGTGCCCCTGTTGTAGCCAAATACGGTTTGCCAGCAAGTCCAACACGCACACCCGCCGAGCTTGACACCATGAATTGGTACGAGCCACCGACGGTTGGAACGAATACCGTTTGAAACCGTATGTTTTCGTTGGGATATCCGCCTGCGGGGACCGGATTTGACGTTGGAATACCGCCAAGCAGCAAACGCCCAAGAAAGTGGGTTTGAGCCCCGCTCGCTGGAAACAGTGACGTATCTGTGGACGGCGCTAAATAGCGCAGAGCAACCACGCCTGCAACATTGCAACCTTGTGGCGCAACCCGTACGCGCGTGCCATACACATTGGCAATTTCGGCGATTTGCTGTGGGCCGGGTGTATCCGCCGCAGTCTTGTGCGCCAAAATTGCGGTTTGCACGGCTCCCCATGTACCGAGCCCATTCCAATACGCAATGTTTTGCACAAGTGCGCCCGTTGGTTTGTATCCTGCAGCCAACAGCGCTTTGTTAATACACCCCGCGTCAAACGGTGCTCGATCCGTTGCGGACATTGCACACGGGTCAAACGATTGTCCGCCGCACAAATTCGCAGCGGCTGCAGCAGAACGAGCGAGCGATGGATCTGCGTTGGAATACGCAAATGTGCGCAGACCCTGAAATGAACGTAGGGCAGCTTGCACGGTTGTTTTGCCACCCGCAAGCAACGATGCATCAAGTTCAAAACCGCGCGAGGCAATCGCATTTGTGGATGTGAATTGAGTCGATGCTGAAGGCCACCCACTCCCGTAAGCACCCGCTAAAGTTCCGGCGGATCCGCACACTTGGCTGGATAAAAGCGATAAGCATGCAGGGGTTAGAGATCCGTCTGTGCACGTTCCTGAAATTGTTGTACTGCTGCCGCTACTGCCTCCACCTCCACTTCCGCCTCCATTGCCGCCGCCGCCACCTCCCGTCGTAGGGCATTGCGCAGCAGACATTACAATACCACCTCCCGGACAATCATTCACACGCGGATATGCAGGGTTTCCTTTACCGTCCGTAAGTACCGCGCGACCTGTGCTGGGACACCATCCCATTGCCGGAATTTCAGATTGAGCAAACGGAAGATCCGCGCAAACTTTGACTTGCGCCGCACGTTTTTTAGATTCAAGCATTCGCGCCTCTTCGAGGTCCCAAACCCACTGTCCTTGTCCTGCTTGTGTGCTCAGCAGGGGACTCATCGGTCCTCGCCGTGTTCCGTATGCTGCCGTGCTTGGTGAATCGGGCACGTACCACCACCCACACCCAGTGCGAGCATCGGGCGCGCGCATGGACGCCGTAGGAAACGGTTGGCGTCGACACTGTGCATCGGCGTTCAGAGCTGCAGAGCCTGACGGGAGTACAAACGCTGCGGGATTCCATGTTTGTGTCTGTGTTTCGGGTGGCATTACAGGATCCGTTGTTCCCAGAGCATTTTGCAACGTGGATGATGTGACAGTAGATTGAATGGGCAATGCTCGATTCAAAGATGCCATGTAATAGTCTTGAATGCTCGACATTTTTTCTCTTCTCTTTCTCTTGCCTTTCTTTTCTTTAATTGATTCTCACGGGTTCTTAAGTTACCATTCAAAAAATCATGGTGATTTAAGAACATCACGGACCGCGAATAACCAATGTGGAATGCGGTGAAACATCTTGAAATCCACTCGCAAGTTCATATCCAGCATTTTCAGCATCACTAAGCCACTCAAACAACGTGTCCCATGTTACAAATCGCCCGTCTGTGAACCGGAGCAAAAGCGTACATTCATCTCCACGCAAAGGGTCGTCGCGGTCAGTATCATGTGGTGCGACGGATGTTCTGAGACCGGGAGCAAAACGGTCGATTCCCCACACTTCCTCGTGCTGTTGATCGCAGCGACGATACATCACATGGCGTTTGATTCGATAAAGTCCCATTTTCGTGTATTCTTAATTATTGTACACGTTATTGGGATACAGTTACGCAAACATCAAGCACAAAAACCGAGCAGGTTTTGAGGGGGCGTTGGCGATTTTTGAAACTGACCAGCGGCTCACTGCAGCGCTACATTACCAATTCCAGGAGGAGAAAACGGCACAACAAATCGCTTCGTGTCTTGCCGCGTGGGATTGTGTACAAAGCGCCCCGACATGGCCGTTGCAACCTGGTCTGCAGCAGCGCGACATCCTCCATCCCCTGGACGTACAATGGCTGCCACAGGATTCGCGGCATTTTGAGGGCCAGGAGCAACACCCGTAGGTTCCGGGGGATATACGGCGGAAGAAAAAACGGGCGCATTTACATCCACAACAACCCGTTGGCATCGTGAAAGTGGTGCATCCAAGCACCGGAGCATGCTTTCCACATCAATCTGGCTGGGTGTGTTTGGTGCACCCCCGTTAAAAGCAAATTGCGGATGATTGCGCTCGGTTACAACCATGCTCGTAGGGTCCACGCCATTTCGGGGCCATGCGGTGCGATACGACATACAAATCTTGGAATACGAAGCAGGATCCGTTGGCAATCCGCGGGGAATGGGTGCATCTGGGAATGAGTGATGGCGCGAAATGAGCGTGGGGTCTGTAATCAAGCAGCCATATTGTGTTTTGTACCAGGTGGATGTGTCGGGGGCGGGTACCAGTGTAGCAGCATTTGTCGCTGCAGGCACTTCGCCGGCTGCAAAAGGGTGCGCACGGGGATCCAACAGTGCACTCATTTCTCTGTTGTTCCACATGTCTTTTTTTTCAGTGATGGGTTTTGCTCTGTCAAAACAGTGCTAAAATTAAGCCCCTTGACGTTAATCAAAAATGTCGATGAATTTTTCGCGCAGTAACCTGTGTTAATGCTTGAAAATGGCGAAATCATTCACTCGCGGACAAACGGAAATCGTTCAGATGTTCCTTGATTCCCCTCGCTGGCGCTCAGTTTTAAGAACCTGAAAGAGAAGAAGCGTTTTGATCGCTGTGTAAAATTTGACAGCCAATTTGAACATGTTCCAAGTATTCGATGTAGGAAGACCGATGTCTTTAGCGCACACTTTTTAATGTTTATGCGTTATTCTGCATGTTTTGAAAGTAATTTATGCATTTATGCGACAAAATGTCTAAAATGTTTTAGCCTAAAACATCATAGGTCGGTCGTCCTAATTCGATGGATATTGTATTTGAACCAAAACATGAGTCGCTAAACATTTTACGCACAATCGCACGAACGTCCACTGTTGCTACACTACATGACGCTGTTTCGACGGGTAACGTGTATTTGGTACGGCTACTGATTGAAAATGGCGAAATCATTGATGATGCGTCCTTTGATACCGCATGTAAACGTGGACAAATGGAAATTGTGCGGTTGCTCCTGGATTTGAAGGGAGGAGCACGAGACAATAAACTCCGAATTGCATGCGAATATGGGCATACAGAAATAGTGCGCGCGCTCCTCGAACTTCCGTTAGACCGTGGAGTTAATCCATCTGCGCTAGACAATGCACTCCAAATTGCGTGCGAATACGGATATACAGAAATAGTGCGTGCGCTCCTCGATTCGCCGTTGGAAATAGGTGTTGATCCAGCCGCAATAGACAGTAAGGCACTAATCGTTGCGTGCCTCGGCGGACACACGGAAATTGTTCGTTTGCTCCTCGAGTTGCCGTTGGAAAGAGGGGTAAGTCCGGCTGCAAATGACAATGAAGCACTTCGAGCCGCATGTTGGAACGGGCACACAGAAATTGTGCGTTTGCTCATTGATTTGCCGTTGGAGTGAGGTGTTAATCCGGCTGTGGATAACAATTGGGTGCTTCGATATGCATGTTTTTACGGCCACACGGAAATGGTGCGTTTGCTCCTGGATTTGCCGTTAGAGCGTGGAGTAAATCCAGCTGTGAATGATAATCAAGCGCTCAAAAATGCCTGCATTTGCGGGTTTACGGACATCGTTCGTCTACTCCTCGATTTGCCGTTGGACCGAGGAGTGAACAACAATGACGCATTTCGATCTGCAAGCGAAATAGGACATACGGAAATTGTTCGTTTGCTGCTTGGGAGGAGAGGTGTCGACGACGCAGCGCTCTAGACACAAATCCAGACGTCCAATTTCTTGATTTGCCGCAACATCGCTGTGTAAAATTGACAGCCAATTTTGTACACGCTTCGTGTGGTCGATGGATATTGTATTCGAACCAAAACATGAGTCGCTAAACATTTTACGTACAATCGCACGGACGTCCACTGTTGCTACACTGAATGACGCTGTTTCGGCGGGTAACCTGTATTTGGTACGAATACTGATTGAACATGGCGAAAGCATTGATGATGCGTCCTTCCAAACCGCATGTAAACGTGGACACACGGACATTGTGCGTTTGCTCCTTGATTTGCCGTTGGACCGTGGTATTAATCCAGCAGCATTATACATTGTTCCACTTAGATCTGCATGTTTCTACGGACATACGGAAATTGTTCGTTTGCTCCTTAATTTGCCGTTGGACCGTGGAATCAATCCAGCTGCAAACTACAATGAAGCGCTTCGAGTCACGTGTTACTGGGGGCACACGGATGTTGTTCATTTGCTCCTCGATTTGCCGTTGGAACGAGGAATCAATCCAGCTGAACAAGACAATGAGGCGCTTCATTCTGCATGTCGTCGCGGGCATACAGAAATTGTGCGCTTGCTCCTTGATTTGCCACTTGAAAGAGGAGTTAATCCAGCAGCAGGTGACAATGAAGCACTTCGACGTGCAAGTCAACACGGACACACGGAAATTGTTCGTATGCTCCTTGATTTGCCGTTGGAAAGAGGAGTTGATCCAGCATTAATCAGCAGTGGAGCGCTTCGAGCCGCGTGCAAATATGGACAAACGGAAATTGTGCGTATGCTTCTCGAATTGCCACTGGAAAGAAACGTTGATCCGTCTGCACGCGACAATGAAGCACTTCGATATGCATGTTCACTCGGGTATACAGAAATTGTTCGTATGCTCCTTGATTTGCCGTTTGAAAGAGGAGTAAATCCAGCAGCAAATGAAAACGCTGCATTTCGATCGGCATGTGTTAATTGTCATGCGGAAATTGTTCGTTTGCTCCTCGATTTGCCGTTGGACCGAGGTGTGAATCCAGCCGCAGGCGACAATTTGGTGCTTCGTTATGCACGCGCAAATGGACATACGGAAATTATTCATTTGCTGCTTGAAAGAGGTGTCGACAACACGGCGCTCTGATTGCAGACACAAATGCAGACACAAAACACAGATGTCACCAAATCGCTGTGTAAAATTGACAGCCAATTTTGTACATGCCGCATGTATTCGATGGATATTGTAATCGAACCAAAACATGAGTCGCTAAACATTTTACGCACAATCGCACGGACGTCCATTGTTGCTACACTGTATGACGCTGTTTCGGCGGGTAACGTGTGTTTGGTACGACTACTGATTGAAAATGGCGAAAGCATTGATGATACGTCCTTCCAAACCGCATGTGAACGCGGACATACGGAAATTGTGCGGTTGCTCCTTGCGCTCGGAGCACGAGAGAATGAGGCACTTCGAATTGCATGCAAAAACGGGCATGCGGAAATTGTGCGGTTGCTCCTGGATTTGCCGTTGGAGAGGGGAGTAAATCCGTCTGCACACGACAATAAAGTGCTTCAATCTGCATGTTTCTACGGACATACGGAAATTGTTCGGTTGCTTCTGGATTTGCCGCTGGAAAGAGGTGTTAATCCATCAGCCAATGTCAATGAAGCACTCAGGGATGCATGCAGACACGGACATACGAAAATTGTGCGGTTGCTCCTGGATTTACCGCTGAAAAGAGGTGTTAATCCAGCCGCAGACGACAATTGGGCGCTTCGTTTTTCATGCAGAACCGGGCATACGGACATTGTTCGTTTGCTACTCGATTTACCGTTGGAAAGAGGAGTGGATCCAGCTGCATTCAACAATACAGCGCTTACAAATGCAAGTTACTATGGACACACGGAAATAGTGCGTTTACTCCTTGATTTGCCGTTGGAAAGAGGAGTTGATCCAGCCGCGGACACAAATTATGCATTTCGATGGGCATGTATATTCAAACACACGGAAATTGTTCGGTTGCTCCTTGATTTGCCGTTGGAAAGAGGAGTTGCTCCAGCTGCACGCAACAATCAAGCGCTTCTTGATTCATGCAGAAACGGAAGTACCGAAATTGTGCGTTTGCTCATCGATTTGCCGTTGGAAAGAGGAGTTGATCTGTCTGACAATGAAGCACTTCAACATGCATGCATGTTCGGGCACACAGAAATTGTTCGTTTGCTCCTTGCACTTCCGCCAAAAAGAGGAGTGGATCCAGCTGCAATTGGAAATGCAATTGGATTTCTTTGTTCGCGTACGCGTGAGCACACGGAGATTGTTCGTTTGCTGCTTGAGAGGGGTGTCGGCGATACGGCGCTCTGATTACAGACACAAATGCACATGGACGTCGCTCGTCAACAAATCGCTGCGTAAAATTGATAGCCAATTTTGTACACGCCCCATGTATTCGATGGATATTTTATTTGAACCAAAACATGAGGCTGACATTTCGTCGCTTAACATTTTACGCACAATCGCACGGACGTCCACTGTTGCTACACTACATGGCGCTGTTTCGGCGGGTGACCTGTGTTTGGTACGGTTGCTAATTGAACATGGCGAAATCATTGATGATAAATCCTTCCAAACCGCATGTAAACGTGGACACACGGAAATTGTTCGTTTGCTCCTTGCGCTCGGAGCACGAGAAAATGAGGCACTTCGAATTGCGTGCAGAAACGGACATACGGAAATTATGCGGTTGCTCCTGGATTTGCCGTTGAAAAGCGGAGTAAATCCTGCTGTGAATGATAATTAAGCGCTCAACAGTGCAAGCGCTCACGGACACACGGAAATTGTTCGTTTGCTCCTTGCACTGCCGCTGGAAAGAGGAGTTAATCCGGCAGCAGGTAATAATTTTCCACTTCGATTTGCAAGCCGAAGCGGACACACGGAAATTGTTCGGTTGCTCCTTGATTTGCCGTTGGAAAGAGGCATAGCTACAAGCGACAATGAAGCACTTCGATATGCATGCTTGTACGGACACACGGAAATTGTCCGTATGTTTCTGGAATTGCCACTGGAAAGAGGCGTTGACCCCGCTGCATGTGACAATTACGCACTTCGGACTGCAAGCCGACAAGGACACACGGACATTGTTGAAATGCTCTTTGATTTGAAAAGAGGCGTAGATGGAGGAGCATATTACATCCCAAATGATCTTTGATTTGATGTTGGAAAGAGGCGTCTATTGCCAAAATGTTTTGTCTAATTTTCAGGGCGATTAAAAAATGATAACTACACGCCATCACAACACGCCATCACCACACGACATCCGATATGACGTCAATTGAATTTGACGATAAATTTCTTGCGCTAAACATTTTACGTACAATTGCGCAAACAACAATGTCGATTAAGCTGAGTGACGCCATTTCGAACCTGTGGTTGGTAAGGCTACTAATTGAAAATGGCGAACTCATTGATGATGAATTCTTTCAAACCGCGTGTACACGCGGGCACACGGACATTGTTCGTATGATCCTTGTGCTGCCGCCAGAAAGAGGCGTGGATCCTGCAGCAAACGACGACGTCGCGCTTCGAATTGCGTGCAGAAACGGACATACGGAAATCGTCCGTTTGCTCCTGGATTCGGAACGTGGAGTCGATCCAGCTGCAGACAACAATGAAGCGCTTCGAATCGCAAGCGAACGCGGTCATACAGAAATTGTTCGTATGCTCCTTGAGCTGCCGCCAGAAAGAGGCGTGAATCCTGCAGCAAACGACACGTTCGCACTTCGATTTGCATGTTTATTCGGACATGCAGCAATTGTTCGTATGCTCCTGGATTTGCCGTTGGAAAGAGGTGTGGATCCTGCAGCAAACGACAATGAAGCACTTCGATTTGCATGCGAATACGGGTATATGGAAATTGTTCGTTTGCTCCTTGAGCTGCCGTTGGAAAGAGGTGTGGATGCAGCAGCAAACGGAAATAATGCACTTCGGGCTGCGTGTTTTAGCGGATGCACGAAAAATGTTCGTTTGCTCCTTGATTTGCCGTTGGAAAGAGGTGTGGATCCAGCAGCAAATAAAAATGCTTCATTTCAAAATGCATGCATACGCGGGCACACGGAAATTGTTCGTCTATTACTTGATTTGCCGTTGGAAAGAGGCGTGGATCCAGCGGCATGTAACAATTATGCAGTTCGATCGGCGATTGCATCCGGACACACGGACATTGTTCGTATGCTACTTGATTTGCCCTTGGAAAAAGGAGTTGATATAGCAGAATTTGATAATCATTCACTTCGAGTCGCAAGCGAAAGCGGACACACAGAAATTGTTCGTTTGCTCTTGGATTTGCCGCCAGAAAGAGGCGTATGTGACAACATACGAAAATTGTAAGCATGATCCTTGATTTGCCGTCTTGATTTGCCGTTGGAAAGATGCGTGAATTCTTCTGTACTCAGACGCGCTTTGTACTGCAATTCGCAAATTGTGAGTTTGCTTCTTAATTTTCGATTAAATTGTTGTGTCAATGGCAAAATGCATGCTTTAACGGGTTCGATTGTTTTTGAATTACCGTTGGCTACGGGCGCTTCGAGTTGCAAGAAATTGTTCGTATGCTCCTGGATTTGGAACGTGGGTTGTTCCTTACGTTAAAAAGAGAGGGGGGTAGCTGCAGTGAACAATTGGGCGCTTCCATGGATCCCGCTTGTCAGCCGCAGCCCAATGTGTCCAGTCTAATTTTTTTGCTGGAAGACTGATTGAGGCGGCTGACAAGCGGGAACAATTGGGCGCTTCGATTTGCAAGTGAAACACATGGAAATTGTTCGTTTACTTCTCTCTGATTGCATGCGGAAATTTGACAGTTAATCCAGCATATCTGATGGACATTTTACTCGAATTAACACCAAATTCGCAACTTAACATTTTATCGTGCAGGTGACATGTGATTGGTAATGCTGCTGATTGAAAACGGCGAACTCATTGATTCTTTCAAACCACATGTTCCTTGAACGTGGTGCTGTAAACAATTATGCACTTCATGTGCATGGGACATTGTTCGTATGTTCCTTGACCGCCAAAAAGAGGAGTGGATCCAGCGGCATGCAACAATTACGCATTTCGATGTTGGGAGTGAATTCAGAAGGATCCGCAGGTCACATACGGTGTCTTCGAAATCTGTCACCCCGTGCGTCCAAGAATATTTGAATGGCGTCCACTGATCCGAATTGTTGTTCAGCGAAAGAATCAAGACGTGCTCGACACATAGGACATGTATTGTCTTCACGCACTGAAGCGCATCTCGTGTGAATGCGTGTCCACACGGTTTGAATTGTCGCATGTGAGTGGTTCGACAGTTGAAAAGAGAATGTCTACAACACCTTTTGTGTAAAAATTGACAGCCGTTTTTTTTGAACATGCTCCAGCATATCTGATGGACATTTTACGTACAATCGCTCAAACAACAACATCGATTAAGCTGAGTGACGCCATTTCGACAGGTGACCTGTTGTTGGTAAGGCTGCTGATTGAGAACGGCGAACTCATTGACAATGCATCCTTTCAAACCGCATTTGAAAGCGGACAACAGGTCATAGTTCGTTTGCTTCTTGAACATGGTGCCGACCCTACAGCGAACGACAATTATGCACTCCGACACGCATGTTCACGCGGACATACGGACATTGTCCGTTTGCTCCTTGAACTTCCGTTAGACCGTGGAGTGGATCCAGCAGCCGGCAACAATTATGCACTTCGATGGACATGTTTCTTCGGACACACGGAAATTGTTCGGATGCTTCTTGATTTGCCGTTGGAGAGAGGAGTAGATCCTGCAGTATTAGACAATCAGGCACTTCGCCAAGCAATTGCACGCGATTATACGGAAATTGTTCGAATGTTCCTTGATTTGCCGTTGGAGAGAGGCGTGGATCCAGCGGCACAAAACAATGCATCATTTCGATTGGCATGCATACGCGGGAACACGGAAATTGTTCGGATGCTCCTTGATTTGCCGTTGGAGAGAGGCGTGGATTCAGCAGCATTTGACAATTACGCACTTCAACATGCAAGCGAGAACGGACATACAGGCTGATGCTTCTTGATTTGCCGTTGGAGAGAGGAGTAGATCCTGCAGCATTAGACCATCAGGCACTTCGACATGCAAGCGAGAACGGACATACAGGTGTTTGCTCCTTGAGTCAGAAAGAGTTAATCCAGCTGCAAAAGAAAATGAAGCACTTCGACAAGCAATTGAAGGCGGTTTTACGGAAATTGTTCAAATGTTCCTTGAGCCAGAAAGAGGAGTGCATCTAGGAGCGCGCGACAATGCATCATTTCGATTGGCATGCGCACGCGGACACACGGAAATTGTCCGTTTACTCCTTGATTTGTCATTGGAAACAGGTCCTGCAGCATTAGACAATCAGGCACTTCGGCTTGCATGCGCACGCGGACACACGGAAATTGTCCGTTTATTCATTGATTTACCGCCAGATAGAGGAGTACGCGACAATGCGGCGCTTCACGCTGCACGCGAGTTCGAACATACGGAAATTATTCGCATGCTCCTTGATTTTAACAATACGAGGGTACATTGTAGAGCAGAAAAAAGAGTATGACATCCACCATGAAAAATTGACCCCCAAAAATCAACACATTCCGTTTTACATGGATCACAAATCAAAACCGCTCGAAATTCTGCGCGCAATCGCTGAAACGAAAACTACAATTACGATCGAAGATGCTGTTAAAACTGGAAATATGTGTTTGGTTAACCTTGTAGAACAACCGGCAACAGCTGCATTGTTTACGTATGCGTGCACACGAGGGTTTACAGACATTGTTCGTTTATTGCTCGACCGAGGAATGGATCCAGCAGCAGACGATAATGCCGCAATATGTAGTGCGATTCGAAACGGTCATACGGAAATTGTGCGTTTGCTTCTTGACCTGGGAGTGGATCCAGGGGTTGATTGTGATGACACGTTTCAAACTGCATGCTGTCACGGATTCACGGATATGGTCCGTTTGCTGCTTGAAATTGATTGGGAAGAGGAAGGATTGGATTTGAATGTGCCGTTGGCAATCGCGTGTTCAGGCGGTCACGAAGACATTGTCCGTTTGCTCTTACAAAAAGGCGCGGATCCGGCGTTTAATTCGAATCGCGCATTTCGGTCAGCATGTCACGAGGGACACACACATATTGTTCGTTTGCTTCTTGAATATCCGCTTGATTTAACAATCAATACCAGTTTATTTTCACAAGTTTGCTTTTATGGGCATGTGGACATTGTTCGTCTTTTTCTCGGGTTGCCGCATAGAATTACATTTCAATTAGTGTTTTTCCACAGTTGCATTATACGGGATTTGTCGGTGAGTGCGGAAACCGAAATCAAAAGCAAGTATTTGGAAATTATTCGTATGCTTTCGGAATCCGGAATCAATGTGTGAATGACGCGGTCATTGGCGCGGTCATTGATGCGGTCATTGATGTTGTCATTGATGCGGTCATTGCTCGTTTGGCAGTGACGCAAATCACCGAACTTACGTTTGATGCGTCTGCCGAAACGGAAATTTATTTAGAGTGCAATTCGTAAATTAAAGCACCATACCCTTCGCACTTCTTGAACGAGTAAAAACACGTGGAGTCGAAGGGACCAAGAGCGCGCGTGAGCAGGAATTCGACGACAACACCGAAAGCTACCTCAACGAGACTGAGGGTTGCGCTCTGTGCCGTAGCTGCAGCAGCTCTACCTGTGGAACAACGACATCGGTGATGCCGGTGCCCGCGCCCTCACTGAGGCCCTGCGCTCTGTGCCGCAGCTGTTTTTTGGATGTTACGTCTGTCAGCAAAAACGGTAGGTGGACGAACGCAGAAATTAATTGTTCGCGAGACGTAAAAAAATGACGGCCAATTTTTAATCCCTCCACTCATTCGATGGACATTGGACTTGAACCAAAACATGCAATTGAAATTTCGCCGCTAAACATTATACGCACAATCGCGCAAACAACAACTACACTGAATGACGCTTTTTCGACCGACAACGTGTGTTTAGTGTGGCTGATGATTGAAACTGGTGCAATCGTCGATGATGAATTTTTTCAAATCGCATGTAATAGAGGACATACGGACCAGGCCCCACGGTAGGTACTTTTTGCCTGTACTTTTTTGCCCGAATTGAGACCAAACGGATTTAAACAAAAGTACCGAGATTTGGCCCTGGGCGTTAATCCAGCAGCAAACGACAACGAAGCACTTCAAAATGCATGCGAAAACGGGCACACGGAAATTGTTCGGTTGCTCCTTGCACTGCCGTTGAACCGTTGCGTTAATCCAGCAGCAGATGACAATGTTCCGCTTCGGATCGCGAGCACAAACGGACATACGGAAATTGTTCGTATGCTCCTGGATTTGCCGTTGGACCGTGGAGTAAATCCAGCTGCAAATATGAATTATGCATTTCGATTTGCGTGTTATAAAGAACATATGGAAATTGTTCGTTTGCTCCTTGATTTGCCGTTGGAGAAAGGTGTGAATCCTGCGGTATACGACAATGGAGCACTGATAGCCGCGAGTGCCAACGGGAAAAGGGAAATTATCCGTTTGCTACTAAATTTGCCGCCAGAAAGAGGCGTGGATCCAGCGGCTAACCACAATGAAGCTATTAAGTTGGCAAGCAGAAACGGACACACTGAAATTGTCCGTTTGCTCCTTGATTTGCCGTTGGAGAGAGGTGTGCGACCAGCAGTAAACGGCAATGAAGCGATGCAATATGCAGCTTACAATGGACACACGGAAATTGTTCGGTTACTCCTGGATTTGCCGTTGGAGAGAGGTGTAAATGTAGCAGCAAACGACAAATGGACACTTTTACGTGCACAAACAAACGGATATTTGGAAATTGTTCGTTTGATTCTTGCGGCAAGGGAAACGCGGGGGCTAAGGGGAGCCAAGGGACAATTAAGGAATGAATGAGTCGTTTCAGTCAAAACCTCGTGTAGTTTGTAAACTCGAGTGCATTTCTAAATGTCTCCGAATTGTTGGAGACGTGTTCTTTAAAACGCGTTTTGAACATTTTGCGCTGGTGCCAAAATTGACCAGGTTTTAAGGGGCTGATGTATCGTCATGGCGTTTACTGCGCTACAAATTCTACGCACAATTGCGCACACAACGACAGAGAAAACCCTTAGTACAGCTGTAGAATCCGGTGACGTGTGTTTAGTATGTCTGATGATTGAAACCGGTGCAATCGTCGATGATGAATCCTTTCAAATCGCATGTAATAGCGGTTATACGGAAATTGTTCGTATGCTCCTTGATCTGGAAAGAGGCGTGAATCCCGCAGCAAACGACAATCGGGCGCTTCGAAATGCGTGTTATTTCGGACAGTTGGAAATTGTTTGTTTGCTCCTTGATTTGCCGCCAGAAAGAGGCGTGGATCCAGCTGCCATTGACAATTACGCACTTCGAACTGCATGTATAGATGGACACACAGACATTGTTCGTTTGCTTTTAGAATTGCCGTTGGAAAGAGGAGTACATCCAGCAGTCCGCAATGAAGCATTTCGAAATGCATGTTATTATGGGCACACGGAAATTGTTCGTTTGCTTTTAGATTTGCCATTGAAACGCGGTGTTATTTCTAACGCGATTTGCATTGAAGCAATTATGACCGCGTGTCGTTTCGGGTACACCGATATTCTTCGGCAATTACTTCAATTGGAACTTGCGTGCCCATTGGCAACTCCATTTGCGTATGCATGTCTGCATGGACATACGGAATGTGTTCGTTTACTTTTATTACACCGAAAAAATTTCATCGTTGACCATCATGTTTTAATACGCCGGGCAACGGAAAACGGGTCGTTCGAAATTATTCTTCTATATATTACACATCAGAATGATTTCAACGTTGTGTCTGAAATTGAAATGTTATTGCGGCATGCGTGTGTGTACGATGTTTCCGAACTCATCCGTATGCTCGTCGATGCAGAATTGATACGTCGTGCAGTAATTCAGGCCGCAACAAACATGTACCCTTTGGCAAGGATGCTTGGGCGCGACAAAATTTGTGCAATGCTTGAAGAAATTATTCAAGCAAATGAGTTCACTTCATTTGACCACTTCATTTGACCACTTCATTTGACACTTGCTACAAATTAAAGGTCATCCTCAAACGTCCCGAATAATCCACGCTCCCTCGAATGTTTTTCTTCGCTCCAGTTGTCATTGTTGCTTGTATCAAACGCAAAGATGCATGCAACAATGAATGAAAAGACAATTGAGACAAACATGGGTTCCAACAACGGGAATTTGTATCATGTCATTTTTTTGGACGCCGTTAGTCATTAAATGTGAATTTAGAAGTAAATAAATCGCTTCCACTCCTGCACCGGCCCTGATTGAATGTCGAGTTGTACAACCTTGAGACTCGCCCATTTAAATGTGCGAGAACCAACACGTGTTTCGCGCGATAAACGGGCACATTCTGGGAAGAATTTGCGCTTAAGGGTCGTAATGTGCGGTTCGCTGCAGGTTGGCGACGTGAATAACGCTACAGGTGCTTTAACTGTAGCGACACAATATTCGCCTGGAGGTGCTGCTGATTGCGTTGATTTGAAAACAACAGAATCATCTTCAACATCCAGTATATGATTTGTGTACACGACGGGCACGCTGGACATGACCGAAATGTAAACGTCCAAATCAGTTATGAGAATCTTGAGGTAAAGTTTGACAAACCAACGGTCGATTGCATTGCTGGCGGCTGCAAATGCTGCTTCAATTACCCAAAGGATTGCATACATCGCCGGTAAAATCATACAGAACATGAAAAGTACCGCCATGATGAGCGCTGCACCGTCTGCTTGTGTCATGTCTAATGTCGGAAAAGTGAAATGAGAGGGTCATCATTTTTTTCGACATGGCGTCTTCGACATGGCGTCTTCGACAAACGCCGTTAGAACAGATTGCCGGTGTTTGCAAGGGCATTTGCTTGTGTAAACAATCCATAATCATCAAATCCCGTAAATCGCTGAGGCCTGTTGCGCACAAGCGCGGTTCCTACACGAAAACTCGTAAGTCGACTTGCAGCACCCTCCTTGCCTCGAATGTTCGCAATGATTTGTGCATCTGGGAGAGCGCCAGAGGTCGGTGTTGTGTAATCTGTGGACGTCAACATAAGACCGGATAAAATTTCGATGGTTGCGAACCCGTCTGCAGATGAAGCGACAGTGTCCAATATGATTTGCGCATCTGGAAGAGCGCCAGAGGTCGGTGTTGTGTAATCTGCGGACGCCCACGTAGCACCGTAATCGCGGCTGATGTAAATTAGCCCTTGTGTGCTGGTTCCGGACGGGCCTTCGATGGCTGCGATAACAGACCCGTCTGCAGATGAAGCGACCGTCTTCCATGCGCGAATGCCACCGTTAACGTCACGTGCACGCCAATTCTCACCAGAATTATCGCTGGTGAAAATATCGCCTTCTTCAACGCATGCAACCATGTATCGTCCCGTATCATCCATGTCGATAGATGTCCAGTTGTACGGTGCTCCGCTGTATGCGCCGGATGCGTCTGTCCAAATCACACCGCCATCTGAACTCGTCCACAATTGACCATTCGTGGAACAAATTGCCATATGCTCACCAGTAGCATCAATCGCGGTGGACGACCACGGCACATTCACCGGTAGACCCGTCGGTACTTGACTCCAGCCAAATCCCTCACCCAGGACCCCAGTGTGTATAATTGTACCATTGATAAGAATTCCGCGGAGTCCATCGCGTGAAATTGACACATTCAATAGTTCGTTGTTACCAAATTCACCATTACTGCCCCAACTTTCACCGCTATTATAACTAACAAATAATCCACCACTAGCATCATCAACAGTCGCGCAAGCAGCTACTAAAGTATTTCCCGACGCATTTGATGCAACAGATAACCAATTACGGTTTAGTGGTAATGCAGTGTTAACTAATTCAGTCCAATTTGCACCAAAATTCGCACTGAGCCAAACATTTCCACTACCAGCAACACACGCAATGAGCCGTTGTCCATCCGAAGATGACGCTATCGACGACCACATCTGTTCGCCAGACAGTGTCGGGGTCCACGAAGCCCCAGCGTTACTACTTGTGTAAATGCCGCCAGGCATGCCGCACACGGCAATGTGGTCGCCGCTTGCAGACACACAGACCCCATCAAGCGCAGCAAATCGCAATGTAAAATATTGGTTTTCAGTCCAAGTCCATCCACCATCACTGTTAACACTTCCCTGAAAAAGCGCACCTGCAATTGTCATTGCCATTGCGCGCTGTCCATTTGCAGACATTGCAACGGAAATCCATTCATTATCTTCTGACATCAACTGCGACTGCCACGTCCAACTGGTAGTAGAACTCGAGTATGTGCCGATTTGAAGTGAAAAATGGTTTTCTTCGCCATCATACGTACATGCAATAATTTTATTTGTTGTCATTGCAACAAACACACGTTCAGTGCCTAAATTTTCAGGCGTTTGCCATGAACCGCCAGAATTCGAACTAATACAGACATTTCCAGAAGCATCACCCAAAACTAAGGTATCTGTTCCATCACATGCGATGGATGAAATACCGGTTAATCCGTCTGGCACGGACATCTGCAACCCGGATGAAGGAAATGAATTAAACACATCCCTACCCCCGTTATCTTTGCTACGTTCGACACGGGTTAAACTGTTATCATCAAACCCCAAATACACCCGAGTACCATCTGAATTACATGTAATATTTGTTGGCTGAAATGTTTCAGAAAATACCGAAGGAATACCGGTGAATGTTGTTCCATTATCTAAGGACATATATAATAGCATACCTGTTTCCCCTACTGTAGGATCCCATGCATAAATATAGTTAGCACTGGCATCAATCGCAACAAGAGAAAACACATTTTCAGCTGGAGGGGAACGAGGCCCATCAGGACACTCCCATGTTTTACCAAAATCTTTGCTGATATACAGATGGCTATCACCGGCATTTTCGTCGGTTATAACACAGCAAAGAACAGACCCATCTGCATTCATTGCAATTTGCGGCGGAGCCTCATTCGAGACTAACGGCATACCCTCCACCATTCCCCGAACCCACGTCGCACCCGCATCTGTGCTCGTGAACACACCAAACGTCACGAAACTCACAACCATCACAGACCCGTCTGCAGACGTCACAATCATCGGATTCGTCGCCGAACTCATCTCTTACTTATCGCACGTTTTTTCAATTGGTCTAAACCCGCCGGTCCACCAATCAGTCAAAAATGACCACTCGCCAAACCACTCGCCAAACCACTTGCCAAACCACCCGTTGTGTCTCCCACGGTTCGGGCATCACCGCCGGCCTGGATCTGTGGTTTGTAGCATCCCCATCCAAAAACGCCTTTGTGCTTGTCGACCAAACACCGGACGCCCGTTTCGCTGTCGACGTTGACCTATGGAATTCAAACACAGGTCTAAACCCTGAAGCATATAAGTACTTAAGGAATGCAATCGCGGAACAAGACACAGCGCAAGCGCGGCCCGTCGACACCCGCACCGGAGATGGAAGCCGGCCCGTTTGAGTCCGGCAAGGCCGTGAGTGCAACGGAACACAGTTTGGATTCCATATTCGCAGCCGAATCCGAATCAACATTTCATCAGACGTGGCAGCGCTTAGACCGTGGAGCTCGTCTAGACAGACTCCGTAAGTTTGTGACATCCTTTCCGGATGTGTCGCCCGCCGAACGCGCATCGCTGCTAACAGCCGTTTTAGGCGCCTTTGAATTAAAGCAGCTGAATACGAAGATTGCGGTGGAATACGACCCTGCAAAAGCGCAAGTTGTCAGCATTCGTGGGCTCCGCGAACGTGTGGCGACATCCGGGCTCAAAACATTTCGCATTGAACCCGTTTCGGCAACAACAACGCGCGGCACACTCAAATCGAAAGCCAAGGAACTCAAAGTCCAAGAGCAAAAAGTTGCCGCCTTAACCCCGACGCAATAACAGTAGAAATGAGCCGCGACACACCTCACGAATTGGATGCCGACGAAGTCGAGCTATGGTGCGAATCGCATTTGCCGGATATTTACAACGTAGGCCTCTATGACAGCGAAGACATCGCGGACGACGTGTGGGATGCGGTTGCCGAGTGTATTCAGGAATCTGTATTGGACCACGTGGGAGAGCACCCCGAAATCCGGGAGCAATTGCTCGATGCAGCACACGAATGGTTTTCAAATTACCATACAGACATTCTCGACACAATTGCCACCGTGGGAACTGTCGACCCCGAAATCCTACTCGCGATTCAACAAAAACCGCAAGTAGAACAACACACCGCCGAATGGTACGCGCAACGCCGCAATCGTTTGACCGCATCCGAATTTCACTCGATTCTGACGGGACGACGTGGCGCACTGTTGCGATCCAAGATTGAGCCACCACCAGAGGGTGCGTATGTATCGTTGTCGTCACTTGCCCCCGTTGCAATCTCGTCGCCCGACGGGGATATGATGGCAACTGTGTGGGGGCATCGATTTGAGCCCATTGTTCGAGACATTTATGAGCGCGAACCTGACGGACCAGGACTCGGAACCGTGTGCGACACACTCGGGCGTCTTACGCATGCAACAATTCCGTGGTTGTCTGCAAGTCCAGACGGTATTGTGCTGCAAGGTCCAATGGCTGGACGACTCATTGAAATCAAAGCGCCCAAAACACGCATTCCGGGCGACTTTGTTCCGGAAGATTATTATGTGCAAATGCAAGTACAAATGGAAGTTGCAGATTTGGATGTGGTGGATTTTCTGGAAGCGCGGTTTGCCCAGTCGCATATTGACTTTCTGACGCCGGAACAGCTGGAAACGATTGCGGCGGCCAAATGGAAAGGGCGCATACAGGTCTTTGGGAGTGGCCCGCGGGATTCGTGGGTGTATCGGTACAGCCAACCAACATCGGCTGCGGACTTTCACGATGCAGAGTGGAAAGAGCCGGCGCCAGAGATTGGTTTGTTGGAAGACAGCGTCTGGTGGCTGGTAAGCTGGTCGCCACGGACAGTTCTGCGCAATCGGGATTGGTGGACAACGATTGGATGGCCCATGGCAGAGGCATTCTGGGCAGACGTTGAAACCGGGCGTGCGGAATACGTAGCACCGCCACCCGTTGTTGTTGAAGTGGAACGCGTCGGCTGGATGGGGTCGACGTGAGTTCGCCGTTTGTCGTAGGAAGACCGATGTCTTTAGCGCACACTTTTAATGTTTATGCGGTATTCTGCATGTTTTGAAAGTAATTTATGCATTTATGCGACAAAATGTCTAAAATGTTTTAACATCATAGGTCGGTCGCCCTAGTTTGTCGCCGTTTGTCGCCGTTTGTCGCCGTTTGTCGCCGTTTGTCGCCGTTTGTCGCCATGTTTTAATTCAATTTATCGTAGCAAACACTACAATAAATTGATTTTTACGAATGAATCCGTTTGAAAATTGACGCGGACAATCCGTCGGTGATGTCGAATGGAAATGCATCAAATGCCTCGTCACGAGCTCCAATGCCGCAATTGTTGCCTGGGTGGCTTTGGATGTATATTGTACGGGAACTTTGTACAACATGCGGCAATGACAGATTTCCTGTGCGGAGGTTTCAAAAGCATCTGTGCGTTCTGTTTCCATCCGTGTGAATCGCTACAGCCATGTTTTCTTGCACAGATTGATTGGAATGTTTGTACCCGCCGTTTTCGCACATTTGCTGACGCGAATGACTTTTCGACCCATTGGAAACCGTTTGAATTTCGAAAAACGTGCACTAGTAATCAAAATGACATTAATTATTTAAGCGCAGCAATTGGACTTTGGGTGTGGAGTTTCATTTTATGCGGGATTTGTGTGTCATGTTGTAGACAAGAGCCGCTGCAGCCTGTCATTGAGCCGCCTGTCATTGAGCCGCCTGTTACTGTTGCTCCCGTTGTCGCCAATGTGGCTCGCGCTACCGCATTCGCCAATGTGGCTCCCGTCGTCGCCAATGTGGCTCCCGTCGTCGCCAATGTGGCTCCCGTCGTCGCCAATGTGGCTCCCGTCGTCGCCAA